ACCGACTATCATTGCGCATGAATCTTATAGATCCACAAAGCAATCCTGAATTCATTAAGAAGGCATCGCGCATTGAACGCAACATGATTTACGATATGCCTACTTTTCTTGCGGAAAATCCACACGCTAATCTTGAAAGTGATTTAGCGAATTGGCAATATGATATACCAGTGCAAGACCGCATCCACGAAAAGGTTGTGGAGTTTGATGCAGATGCTATCGCAAAGCTTCAGGAGCGTGTGCCGATGTGGCGTGAATACCTTAATACTTTAGCACTATGAAAGAACAAACAGCAGTAGAGTGGTTACAAGATAATTTGAAAGATTTTTTTCAAATCGATTTTGCACATTTAGACTATATGACAAGAGTATTTGAACAAGCTAAGAAAATGGAGAAAGAGCAAAGACGTGAAGCTTGTAATATAGCTATAGACTACTACGAAAAATACAGATGCAAATGACCACCGACCAACTCAAAGACCACGTGCGCAATTCAATGCAGCACTACTACAATAAAGAACAGGTTATCGAACTAATCAATAAACTCAAAAATGAAAGCAAAGGAAAAGGCATGGCAACTGTACTCGAACTATTTTGATATAGTCGAGGGTGAATCGCAGGAAGGTCAACTAGCACAGGTTCATTTCAAAGCAATCAACTGTGCGTTGTATTGCGTAGATGAAGCACTGGCTAATGCACCTGATGACATCGTGAATGACTTTGAAGGAACCGGTGAATACTACTCGGTGAAGGCGTACTATATGCACGTTAAAAACGAAATACTCAAACTAAATGTCCAAAAGAAACCTAATGCCGCTTGATGAACTGAAGGAAGAACGATTAGTGTTGCTGAATATGTACATCAATGCAAAGACACGCTACGTCAAAGACAATCTATTTAAGAAAATCAAAGCGGTTAACAAAGATTTATTTACCATAACCAAAGACACAAAGTATTTATGAGCGAATTAACGCTATTACAAAAGGCAATGCGTGTTGTCGAAGAACACGAACCATCACTATTTGATGTGCATACTAACAAAGGCAGGGATTTTATTCGTGCTATGTCTGAATTGCTAAACGTAGAACGTGAGCAAACAAAAATACCGCAATGCAAACCAGGCACTAGAACAACAGTAATATATAATCCTGCAACAGGCAAAACATACAAACCATTATGATACAAGAGAAAAAAGAAACAGCCATTCGCAGACTGCATCTGGCATTAAAGCGCAAGTTCAAAGGTCAACTTATACACATGTATTGGTCGGAAATGGAAGGACTATTGAACGCAGTGCAAACGATTGAAATGAACCACATTTACAATGCCTATAATGATGGCTACTTAGATGGTGAAAGTGGATTACCAAATAAAACACAAATCGAAGCAGATGAAAGCAACACTAACATTTGAATTGAACAAAGACCAGCACGCATTTGATTGCGCTGTGAATGGTGTGAAGTATTTTGATATGCTATACGAAGCGCAACAGCATTTGCGTAGTCTTGAAAAGTACCAAGACCTTACTCAAGAACAATACGACATAGTAGGTAAGATACGCGAATGGTTGGCAAGTGAGTTACTCGATGCCGGGATAGCAGATAAGTTTTGAATAGGTTCCTAATCCTTAGCAGTGGGCGCATCATTGCTGCACCTTGCGATAGCCCTGTTTCCAAAGAAACCTACCCAGTGCTTCACCCTCCGCATCAACCTTCTCCTCGCTCCACTCAGGTTGAATGTGATGAAGGTATTCATGGACAAGCACAATCAGGTAGCGCATCGGCGGCAACGTAGGGTCAATCTCAATCACGTTATCACAGTACAAACCATCCGCACGCTCCCTGCCCAACTTACGCTGTACGACTTTTGGATGTGGCTTGCCTTTCATTGTGCTATATTTGCGACTTAGTGTAATGGTTCATTGCATTATTGTTTTTGTTATTGATTGATACAAAAGGCTCCTAACGTGGGGCCCTTTTGTTATCTAATCTTACCATTCACAATTCTGTAATTGTTTACTTCAAACTCGCCCGTGTCCATTACACGTACATGCGCAAACCCGTGGTGGTGTTTGTTGATGGGCATGTAATCGGGATGCAACTCGCACAGGCACGCCACACTCCAACACGTTGTTAGTTTGCCATTGATGTTAGGCTCGGTGTGTTCACTCGCCTGGTGATGGTGTCCGCACAATGCGCTGTCCTTTGCCCGTAAAAACAAACCGCGTGCGATGTTTACAGGACTAAACACAGATGCGCCAAGTTCATGACCATGCAGAATGGTTAGCTTCCCGGCATGGATTATCTGCTTATCGGGAATAAAAGTTATGTTGTGTTGATCTAAGTGCATGAGCGATTCAAAATTGAACTCATCCATACCCAAAAGGTCAGGTGCATTGCGCATGATGTAGTGATCATAACGCACATCATGATTGCCACACTTGTAATAGATAGCAGCGTTCGGGAATAGCTTGCGTAGCGTTGCAAGAAACTGCCTTGTCATTAACACTTCATGTCCAAAGTTGCGCTTACGCGGGTCTTTCTCGAATCGGCTAATAGCATAGAAGTCGATGATGTCACCATTGAGCAGGATTGTGTTGACTTCATTCTCCAGTCCGTACTTCAATGCAAGCGTTAACGCCTGTATGTTGTGATACGGCACGTGAATATCCGACAATAAAAGAATGTTGTTGTGATTTATCGGAAGTTTGAAGGGTTTGTAGTGTGCTTCCTGTGATGGTGGCAGGTCTAGCGGGTTGCTCTGTTCAGGCATCAACTCGTTAACGATGTTGCCAAAGTCACCAAGATGGTTCTCAAGCTTAGCCAAATTTCCATTTAGCTTAGGTTTTACAGGGACATCTAATTGCGCCTGCTGTCTTTTACGCCAACCGAAATACAACCGCTCAAATGAGCCGTATTTCATGTCAATCTTATGACGCTTCATAGCGGCACGAATGCGGTCTGCTATCGTACCCTCGCCTGCGTGTATCTCTTTGTAGATTTCCGCATATTGTCCCTGCATGTAGTGCTATTTAGTGCCCCTGATAAACCCGGCTAACTCCGCAAGATTGGTGCTGATGGTTAGGTTTTGCGCAGCAATCACATCAATCTTCTTTTCGAGCTTGTCAATGGCTTTGTTTTGTTCGTCTTTCATAACGTTTAGCTTGGTGTTAAATTCGTCCTTGGTTTCTTTAATGGATTCGGATAGCATTGTTACCTCCCGTTTATGATATGATTCTACTTTACCCAGTGCGCTTGACACTTTTACTACATCGCGTTTCAATGCGTAATACAATCCCGTGAGCGATACCGCACCACCAATTATTGTTATGATATCTCTTGGCTGAATGTCCATGATTATAGTATTGCAAAATATATAGTAGAAAAAGCTAAGGCTGTGACACCTAAAGTCATAGCCGTGTTAGTAATTATTAACCGCCTGTTGCGTTTCTTTAGTTCTTTGATTTCATTGTCTTTCTCAGTGGCAATGGCCTTATCAATGCTCTGCTTGTTCTTATAGATTTCGGACAACGTTTCATAACTATCCGCTTGAATGCCTGTAATCTTTGCGTAGTATGTAACTTTTAACCGCTCCATTTGGTACAAGCTGTCAATTTCCTGTGCTGTCTTATACCAATACAACATGCTATTGTAGTTGAGACTGAAAAGTTGCTGATCGTAAGTTGTAAGTTCGGGTGTAAAATCCTGCTTTGAGTAGGCTGTCCGATTTTTTGAGCGTTGTGCGGAACTGATTGTTGGTAGCAGAAGGAGTAGCAGAAAGAATGTTGTAAGTTTCATTGCGGTAAATTTCATTGGTTATTTGTTGCTGTTGAATGATGGTGTCTTGATGCATGTTAAGTGAATCAATCTTAATGAATAGGCTATCGGTCTTGGCGTTGTTGGCTTCAATGATTTGGTATAGTGAATCATTTACTTCCTGTAATCTTTTTATAGCAGGATTTGTTACAGGTTTGTTGCATGTGCGCACCGTGAACACTATGGCTAGTGCAAGAATTGCAATACCCAGTCCTATTAAGAGCTTTGTCCTTTTTTCCATCGTGTAATGTGTAAATTTTTAGATAGTGGGCGAATCTTGTAGTACACCCCATCGCGTGTGCGACTATCGCGCATACCTTGTTCATTCGTGTTGCCTTCAATGGTGCGCACTGAATACTTGCCTACCTTGTCAACTATGCCTGTATGCCCTATGCCCTTGTACCTTTTACCTTTAAAGCTGTTATAGCTTAACGTCATAACCAGTGCATCCTTGTCGCTGAATGCTTGCACGAACTTTCCCTCGGTAAAGATTACATCCTTGCGATTGTAGGCCGTAGGTGACCAACCTGTGATGGTGTGCGGAATGCCACACTCGTTAAGCATAGCCATGACAAAAAAAGAACACCATGCATAGCCGGGCTTCCAACCTTCCTGTTTCATTAGCACAAGCAAGGCCTTGTCATTAAAGCCCATGTTGTTGCCGCCTTTTTCCTTTACACCTACGAATGATGAAGCCGTTACCCTTACGCAGTAACCGTCATCAGCATGTGTAAAATATACAGGTATGCAGCAAAGTAGAACGCATATAAGAGCAGGTATAACACAACCTTTTGCCATGTGGTTAGATAGGTGTTTATTTCATACTTAACTTCTTTGTTGTATATCTCTCGTTGCAATGCACGAAAATTGAACCTGATGCCCAAAAAAACCACGAAGTTGGCAAAGACCATCACCATTGCAGCCAAGACAATATACTGGATGTATTCGGTGCTTATGAGTGCATCACCAAAATAGGCAACCGACACCGTGCCCGATACAGCAAATAGCAAAAAGGCAAGTGGTATTGACCAAAAGCCATCAAACAATTGCAGCTTGTAGCGCAATCCTTTTACATCAACCTTATTTGGTTGTGGGTTTGGCTGTTTCTTTGTTGCCATTGGCACGTAGTTTTAATGATAGTTCACGCTCATACTTGCGTAAACGCTCGGTGTAATCTTGCTTTAGTGTCTTCTTTTCACTCATGGTATTCTGTTAATGATATTTCGTGAGTAGGTAGGACGGAATGAAGTGGACGTGTTGCCCGTGCTGAACTGGTAATTCAGCGTGTTGGTCACATCGGTGCGTGGTGAACGGTCAGGCCATTGCGCTGTTGAGTATTCAGGAAACAAACTGCTGTTAGCACATAGGTAATCGACAAGCAAAGTAGTGTAGTGCTGTGCGTTTTGCCTTGCGCGATCTATCATGTCCTTCATAACCGCATCCGATACCGGCACGGTGTCTTCAGATTGGCGTTGCACTAATGTGCCATTGTCCATTCGGTAGCAAAGGTTTGGTGTAACATCCACCATAACCCACCACAGGAGCATCTTTTGAATGTAATCCTCAAGTAATACTTGATAGTTGCCCGATATTGTGTTAGCGGCTACATCGGCCTTAATCTTATTGAGCAAATCAGTTCCCAAAAAGGGAAGTAACCACTTGTCCTGTGCTAAATAGATTGATGGGTACAACAGGTTAGGATCAACACTTCCGTTCACCGTGCTATACTTCTTGATATAGTTCTCTGATATTAGTAATACTTCAGCCATAGTTGTAATTATTGATTTCCGTAAATAGGGTTAGTTGGTAGAAAGCCGTTATAAGGCATGTCTTCAGGTAGCTTTGCCACTAATGAATTGTTGCGCACCTTATACCCCATGCGTTCGGCAAGTGATACAGCGATACGTTTTGCATCAGGGTCATTAGGATTAATCTTAGCACCTGTTGCATCTACATATACACGCTTTTCCCAAAAGTGGCGGCAGTTACCACCGCCTTTGTAGAACCAAATGTCGTAAGTGTCCGCACCGTTTGGCCCCCATCCCGGATTCACCGCTACATTTTCCATTGACACAATGTCTTCTTTGCGGTATAGCTTGCCTGCTTCAACCATCTTTTTGCAGAATGGGCGCATATTATCATGAGTAAAGCTGCCTGCGTAAACGTAACGAGTAATAAAATACTTACCATCGATAATGGCATCCTGCTCACTTTTAGCAGCTGGTCGAGCTGCGCCTGTGCGCACTGCAAACTCGTGTTCAATTTCCTCATCTGCGTTGTAGCTATCTATTAAAATCCATTCCTCTTTCCAATCTTCACCAAGCGCAATAAGCGCATCGCCCGCTGTGTCTTCAGCAGCTACTTTTTTTTTTAACTCAACACTTGATTGAATCACTTCAGACGGTTGCAGCGTACCGGGTAAAACATCTGCAAAGATTGCATTAACCTGTTCTGCAGTAAGAGTTGGAAAACCAGCCTGTACAATAGCCTTAGCACTTGTGACAGGTATAGCACCCAAAGCACTTTGCATTACAATATCTACAAGTGAACTAATCTGCGCACCATTCAAAGCGGTTGCAGCAACATCGGCTGTTGTGCCGCCTGTTGTATCAGCAACAACTTCAGCCTGTTCAACTGCAAGTGGTGTGTTCGGTATAATCTCAAACGTTACACCCGGCAATTGATTACTCAATAGTTCCTCGATGCTTGTGTTTATCTTTTCTTGATACGGCTCAATGACTTGCTTGTTGAATATCTCTAAGCCCGTAGCCATCTCATCTTTGTTGCTACCAAATCCCGATGTTTCGCGAATACCGAAAAGCAGCGGAGTGGTCACACGATGCGCTGTTATAATCTTTTGAGTTGCGGTTGTATCCATTAATTGATACTGCTTGTCCGCATCGTTTACAGGAAATGGTGTAATTTCAGTTTTAGGTTGATCACGTTCGTTAAAGAACATCACAACCTTTCCTGCATTACGCGCACCGCTCATCTTGTTTTCCCAGTCCATCATCATTTGTTGCTTCTGCTCAGGCGTTGCTTGCCCGTTGTAGAAGTTAATGATAGTAGAAGGGAATAAACCGTTTGAAATTTGGTTGATATGGAATATAGAAATCTGCTTATCTAATTCGATGTAGTTGATAGCACTCCAGTAATCGGGACGTGGGTAGGTGTCACTACCTGTATAAGTGAAGCACCAATAGATTTGTCGTGGCTCCTGCTCACGTGTTAAGTAGTTGTACTTTGGAATGAACTCAGGTGTGTTCTTTTTCTTGCGCGTATTGCTCCAATCGTAGCTGTGAAAGATTCCTATTTCACTATCATCATCTTGATTGACCGCAATGCGGCACTCCTCGAATGGTATCGCATTTAGCTTTGATATAACCGTGCGGTCGTTGCTCCAAATCACTTCAATAAAAAAACCGCCAAACAACTTTAAGTCGTGTGCGGTTGCATAGGTCAAAGTGTTTATGTCAAGTGCATCAAGTTCGGCTTGGTATTGCTCAGACTTAATACCCTTTCCGGCTATCATGTCACCAATGGCAACAACCAAACTACCATGCACTGGTGATTCGTGAGCAAGGTCACGTAAGTATTGTGGAAAGTCGTTTGCGTCACCGTAGTTTACCCAACCTTTGCGGTCAACTTTCTCGGCATCGCTCTTAGCAACATACTCGCTAAGCTTCAATGATACTATATTCGATTCGTTATGGCTCATAGATAATGTCATTTGGTATTGTTACAACAGGCACATCAAACCACGTTGTGTTGTGATTCAATACAGCATATCCACGCTGACACAAACCAATAACAAGACCGCTTGCCGGGTCAATATTGCTATTAGAATTCTGTCCATATACTTCATACCTGTACCTGCCCGCTAAGGTAAGGCCAACGGTTGTTATTTCAAGTTGTGTAATTCGTGTATTCTCGTTAACGATGGTGGCAACCTGTGCAAGTTGATTGCCCGTTGTGCTATTCTCTTCGTGTGTTAAGACCAACAGGTAGTTGGTGAATGGTGTGGCAAAGTATTGCCGTGCTTCGTCAAGTGACAAAAACACTTGCTGTGTTGGTGTGTTAGTCTGTAAATATATCATGCTACTTTATTTAAAAAGGGGCAAGTTAAAACCTG